GCCTGGCTGGGACGGCGGCGGCGGTTCCGGGCGATACGACGGACGGGACTGCCTGCGAACTCAATCCTGCGGCGCGGTATATCGGCGTGGGGCAGGTCGCCGAGATCAGCATCATCAGCACGCTTGGCGGGATTGTGACGCTGGCGTTTTACGGGCCGCGATAATGGCGAGATTTACTCAATCCAGAAAAACCAAAAGCGGCCAAGCTATTGGTGACGTTGTCGGCCCGGCCTCTGCGAACGATAACGCCGTCGTCCGTTTCGACGGCACGACGGGCAAGGTCGTCCAGAGCTCGGTGTTCGTCATTGACGATACGGGCGTAGCGTCTGGTCTGGCGTCTCTGTCTATCGGCGGCGCGGCCATCGGCTCCAATGCGCTTGGGGTGACGGGCACCGCTACGTTCAGCGGCTCAGTCACTGCCTCTGCAATTGTTGTGACTGGATCAGCTATTCCGACAAACGGGATGTATCTCACTTCAGCCGATGTGCCAGCATTTGCCGCGAGCGGTTCGCGCAGATGGTACATAAACAATGGGGCTTTGGTAGCCAATAGCACAAGCGGAGCTCTTATTTCCGGAGCCGCATCGAGCGCAACTGTACCAACGGTAGTTCCGCATCAGGGCTCAACAACTGCTGGTCTCGGTGGGACTTCCGGTGTCCCCGCGATGATCGTGGGTAGCGCGACGATTGAAAGCTGGTCATCCGCCGGTGCGGTCATAGCAAGCGGCAAGACATTCCAACTCGGCAATGCAGCAGTGACCGGACTTACCGCCGGTGTTTTGGCTGCGCTCACCAATGCCTCCATCGTCATCACTGACAGCACGGGGCAGGCATATCGCATCCCCTGCATAATTTAGGACTGCCATGAACGAGTGCATCTACGATCTCAAGGTCAAGGCTTCGACGTTGCAGACCATCATCGACGCGATCCGCGCCGTGCCGATGCCCTACAACATGTCCGATCCGATCCTCAAAGACCTCGCCGCGCAAGCCGAACCTCAATCGGCGGCATGGCTGAAGGCGCATGAGGAAGCGCCGAACCCGAGCGCTCGGGCGAAGAAATAGCCATCAACGCCGTCCCAGAACTACCCGGCCTCTCCGGCCACAGCAACAGCAACAAGCAAGCCTATAGGAGACTACGATGACTGAAATTCAAACCTCGCTTCACGGCAAAGAACTTGGATTGACGCCGAACCGCAGGCTGATGTGCCCGTCCGGTTTCGTGTCTGGCGCAAACGGCGCGCAATACAATCATACGTCGCTTTCGATGGTGTCGTATTTCGATGATTTTCTCGGTGATGTGATTGCCGATCAATGGAACGCGGTCGAGGGTACTGACAGCGCGACCTCAGACGCGGCGATCCTTGCGGGCGGCATCGGCGGCGTGCTTCGCCTCACCACTGGCGATGCCGGCACCGGCCTTGCCGCCGACATGGAGCAGATCACCCAGGCGCTTCAATGGCAGGCCAGCAACGGCGGGCTGACGTTCGATGCGCGCCTCAAGCTGTCCGCCATCACGACGTGCTACGCCTTCATCGGCTTTACCGATGTCGTGACGCTGGAGGCCCCGGTCGAATCCGCCGCCTCCGCCGATACGATCACGACGAATGCGACCGATGCCGTCGGCTTCATGTTCGATACCCGCATGACGAATGATACATGGTGGCTCGTCGGCGTCGCGAACGACGTGGATGCGACGAAGCAGAACACCACTTTTGCTCCGGTGGCCGACACCTATGCGACGTTCCGCATTGAAGTTGCCGCCAACGGCTCGGCCAATTTCTTCTACAACGGCGTCTCGGTCGGAACCACGATGGCCGGTGCAGTGACGCCCGGAGCCGATCTGACGCCGACGATTGCGGTCAGCAAGACGAGCGTCGCCGCGAGCATGACGATGGATGTTGACTACGTTCATCTGGCGATGGCCCGCTAACTGCTGAATGTCCGCCCTTGATGAAATCCTCGATCGTGTGCGCGGCATGTCGGTCGAGGACAAGGCCGCTCTGGCAAAAGATGCTCTGGCCGCGACAAGGGGGATGCAATGGGTTCCAAATCCGGGCCCGCAGACGGATGGGTATTACACCGATGCCGATGAGACGTTCTACGGCGGTCAAGCCGGTGGCGGCAAGACGGACCTCATGCTTGGCCTCGCACTCAATGAGCACAAGCGTTCGCTTATTCTGCGCCGGACGAACAAGGAAGCCGAGAAGCTTCCGATACGGCTTCAGGAAATCATCGGCAACAAGGACGGATGGAACGGCCAGCGTTCGACATGGACACTTCCCGATGGGAGAACCATCGAGACGGGCGGTGTTCAGCTTGAAGATGACAAACAGAAACACAAGGGCTTTCCTCACGATCTGATCGGCTGGGATGAGGTCAGCGATTTCACCGAGACGCAATTCCGTTTCATCAATGCGTGGAACCGTTCCGCCGATTTGAAGCGGCGATGTCGCGTTGTGGCGGCGGGCAACCCCCCGACCTCTCCCGAAGGCCTGTGGGTGTTCCGCTATTGGGCTCCTTGGCTCGATCCGTCGCATCCCAACCCGGCAAAGCCCGGGGAATTGCGTTGGTTCACGACGATCAACGGCGTCGATATGGAGGTTGACGGGCGAGGCCCGCATGTGATCCCCGGCGAACCTAACCCGGTCATAGCCCGGTCGCGCACATTCATTCCATCCGCGCTGTCCGACAATCCTGACCTCGCCGCGACGAATTACGATTCTGTTCTAGCCGCTCTGCCCGAGGAACTTCGTCGTGCCTATCGCGACGGTGATTTCACGGTGGGGTTGAGAGATGCGGATTTTCAGGTCATCCCGACGGCATGGATCGAAGCCGCGAATTTGCGATGGACTTCGCAGATACCTCCGGGCGTCCAGATGACCGCCATGGGCGTCGATGTTGCGCCGGGCGGGCTCGATAACAACGTTCTCGCGTGGCGCTACGGCGGCTGGTACGCGCCGCTTGCGGTCTGGAAACAGCCGGATCACGACGGCAACGCGATTGCGGGCCTTGTGGTCCAGAAGCGCCGGGACAACTGCCCTGTGGTGGTTGACCTTGGCGGCGGCTGGGGCGGCGAGGCACTGAGCCGGTTGAAGGAAAACGGCATAGCCTCACTCGCCTTCAACGGCGTCAATCGCTCCACGCAGAAGACGCGGGACGGCAAGCTGAGCTTCGCCAATCTCCGCGCCGAAGCGACGTGGAGGTTTCGCGAGGCTTTGGACCCGGAGCAAGAGGGCGGTTCGGTCATTGCTCTGCCGCCCGATCCCGAACTGAAGGCCGATCTGGCCTCGTATCACTGGAAGCTGACCGGCCAAGGCATTCTGGTCGAGCCCAAGGAAGACATTCGCAAGCGCATCGGACGATCCCCGGACAAGGGCGATGCAGTCATCATGGCTCTTGCCGAGGGCGAGAAGGCGATGCGCCGCGCCAAATACGGTCAGGGCCAGAAGCCCAAGGTCAATCTCGGCCATTCAAACGCCAAAAGGAGACGTTGATGGGAACTTTCATCAAGAGGTCGCTGGATCCCATGAACCTGATTTTCAAGGAGAAGGTGGAAACACCGACGGTTGCCGCAGCAACGCCGATGGCCGATGCAAACGACCCCGCCGTTCTTGCCGCGAAGAAGCGCGCCGCCGCGAAGGCAGCGGGCGGCTCGGGCCGCTCGTCCACGCTGCTGAGCGGATCCAGTGGCGGCGACTACAGCGCCCCGACGCTCGGCTGATCTAGATGAAATCTCGCGCGGAAGAGCTTATCAAGCAGGGAAACCGCCTGTTTGAAGAGCGGCAACCCATTCTTTCGCTTTGGCAGGAAATCGCGGAGAACTTCTATCCCGAACGCGCCGACTTCACCGTCTCGCGTAGCCTCGGGACGGATTTCGCCTCGAACCTGACGACGAGCTATCCGATCCTTGCCCGGCGCGAGCTCGGCAATACCTTTTCTTCCATGCTTCGCACCGGCGACTGGTTCAAGGTCGGCGTGACGCGGGACGATAGGGTGGAGGGTGATATTCAGGCCCAACGCTGGCTTGAGCATTCCACCAAGGTTCAGCGTCGCGCCATGTCGGATCGCAAGTCGCAATTCATGCGCGCGACCAGCGAGGGCGATCAGGATTACTCCGCTTTCGGTCAGACTTGCATCTCGGTCGAGCTTAATCAGGACGCGGACAGGCTTCTCTATCGCTGCTGGCATCTTCGCGACGTGGCGTGGTGCGAAGGTCTCGACGGCATGGTGGATACGATCCACCGCAAATGGAAGCCGACGGCGATTGAGGTCGTCAACAGGTTTCCGAAGACGGCAAGTTCCAAACTTCGCGAACTGGCTACACGCGAGCCTTATACCAAGATCGAATGCCGTCACGCCGTTGTGCCTTCCGCCCGCTATTCCGAACCCACTGGCGGCAAGGCATGGAAAACGCCTTTTGTTTCGGTCTATATCGACGTTGCGAACGGTGAAATCCTCGAAGAAATCGGCGTCTTCGATACGATCTATGTCATCCCGCGCTGGCAGACTGTTTCCGGTTCCCAATACGCTCATAGCCCGGCGACGATTGCGGCTCTTCCCGATGCAAGGCTCATTCAGGCGATCACGTTGGTTCTGCTTGAGGCCGGTGAGAAAGCCGTCGATCCGCCGATGGTCGCGGTGGGTGAGGCGATCCGCTCGGATTACAACTTGTTCGCCGGAGGCATCACACAGGTCGATGCGGAATATGACGAGAAACTTGGCGAGGCTCTTCGTCCCCTGACGCAGGACAAGTCAGGTATCCCGCTCGGACTTGAGATGCAGCAGGACATCCGCGAGATGATCGCGCAAGCCTTTTTCCTCAACAAGCTCAATCTCCCGCCGTCCGCCGACGGAAAGATGACGGCTTACGAGGTAAGCCAGCGCATTCAGGAATTTATCCGCGTCGCCAATCCGCTCTTCGGCCCCACGGTGCCGGAATATAACGGCCAGCTCTGCGACATGACGTTTGACCGTTTGATGCGGGCCGGGGCTTTCGGTCAGCGCAGCGATATTCCGCAATCGCTTCAAGGGCAGGAGATTCAGTTTCGCTTCGAGAGCCCGCTGCTTGAAGCGCAGGACCGCGCGAAGACGCAGAAGTTCATGGAACTTCGCGACAAGCTCGGTATCGCCATGTCGCTCGATCCCACCACGGCGGTCAATGTCGATGTTCACGCCGCTTTCCGCGACGTGCTGCAAGGCGACACGCCTGCGGAATGGATCGTGCCGGAAGAAGATGCGATGGCCCAACGCCAGCAGCTTCAGCAAGCGCAGGACGCCCAGCAGATGGGACAGGACGCCATGGGTATGGGGCAGGTTGCCGAACAGGCAGGCAAGGCAGGTCAGGCTTTGAACGCGATGGAAGCGGCCTGAGATGGCGAGAGAAAAACCCGTTCTCCCACCCAGAACCGTATGGGGTCCGACGCCTTATGAGCTTGCGGACGCCGGAGCGTTTCAGGCGCTTCAGCGCGGCGAGGCAACGCCGGATCAACAGATCAGGGCCTTGAAGTGGCTCGTCTATCTGGCATGTGAAACCTATGAGCCGTCCTATCGGCCAACAGGAGACAGGGATACCAGCTTTGCCGAGGGCAAGCGCTGGGTGGGGCTTCAGGTCGTGAAGCTCTGCGGACTTCCTCTCTCCAAACTCAAGAAGGACCAGGAATGACCGACACGAATATCGACACGAGCGCGACCGATCCGGTCGATACCCTCGTCACCGATAAGACGGTAGAGACGGCGGGCACGAAACCGGAAGTGGCATCGCTTCTGACCGGTGACGGCAAGCAGGCGGTTGACGACAAGACCGCCGTTGTGCCCGCAGACTGGCCGGAAGACTGGCGCGCGAAACTCGCGGGCGGCGATGAAAAAATCCTGAAGCGCTTCGAGCGGTATCAGTCGCCCAAGGCCGTGGCGGAAGCGCTCCTTGCGGCGCAGCAGAAGATCAGTTCGGGCGAGTTGAAGACCGCCAAGCCTGAGAAGGCCACGCCGGAACAATTGACGGAATGGCGCAAGGCGAACGGTATTCCTGAGACGCCGGACAAATACGACACCTCGCTTCCGAACGGCCTTGTGATCGGTGAAGCGGACAAGCCCATCGTCGATGAGGTGCTGAAGGCGGCACATGAGGCCGACGCCTCGCCCGCCGTCGTGAAGAACGTCCTTTCGGCTTATTACAAGGCGCAAGACGTGATGCAGGCCCAGCAGGCCGAACAGGATGCCGACTTCAAGGAAGAGACGGAAAGCGCCTTGCGGGCCGAATGGGGGCCTGATTACCGGCGCAATCTCAATCAGATCGAAAGCTTCCTCGGTTCTCTTCCTGAAGGGCTCGGTCAGCGTCTCGCCTTCGCGCGTCTCTCCGATGGCCGCCCGCTCGGCGCTGATCCTGTTGCGGCGCGCTGGCTTGCCGATCTTGCCCGCGAGGCCAATCCGCTTGCTTCGGTCATGGACAATACCGGCGACAAGGCCAAGGGTCTGACCGAAGAAATCGACGGGCTGAAAGCCATGATGGGCAACCGGACCAGCGAATACTGGAAGGGTCCGAACGCCGAAAAGCATCAGGCCCGGTATCGCGAATTGATTACGATCAAGGAGCGTTTCGACAAGAAGAACAACGCGGCTTGATTTCAAGAAGTCAAGAGAGTAGATTTTCCTAATCCTGATTTGAAATAGGACACCCCGCCTAGCGGCTCCCATTTCTCAGGACCAATAGCCCAAAGCGCGGCCCCTGCCGATGCCAAGGGCGGCCCCGGTTCTTCCGGGCACCCCGCCGACGCATCCAGCCGGACACCCCATCGCAGCGGAATCCTTTTCCCGTTTTCGATGGAGATTTGTCATGGCTGAAACGGCCTTTCAAACACAGTACCGCGACGAGTTCATCGCGGCTTTCGAGGAGCGCCGTTCGCTTCTCTCGACGGTTTGCGTCAATGAAGCCGTCATCAAGGGCAACACCGCGACGTTCCTTGTGGCGGGCTCTGGCGGCGCTTCCGCCGTCACGCGCGGCGTCAACGGCCTGATCCCGGCCCGCGCCGACGACAACAACCAGCTCTCCGCGACGCTCGCGGAATGGCACGATCTGGTTCGCAAGACCGGATTCAACGTCTTCGCCTCGCAGGGCAACCAGCGCGCCATCATGCAGATGACGACGATGGCGGTCATCAACCGCAAGATCGACAGCGACATCATCGCCCAGCTCGATACGGCGACGATCGATACCGGCAATTCCGCCACGGCGAGCCTTGCCATGGTCGCCAAGGCCAAGGCCGCGCTCGGTTATGCCGAAGTGCCGACCGAAGAGGCCGACAACGTGTTCGGCGTCGTCTCGCCGGGCTTCATGGCCTATCTGATGCAGACCAAGGAGTTCGCCTCCAAGGAATATGTCGATGTGACCATGTTCTCCGGCGCGACGCGCAAGATGCTTCGCTGGTACGGTGTGAACTGGATCGAGCATCCCAATCTCACGGGCGCTCAGACCTCGACGGAGAAGTGCTATCTCTTCCATCGCAACGCCGTCGGCCATGCGGTGGACACGAAGGGTCTTCAGTCGCCCGTCGGCTATGACGAGGAGCAGGATTATTCCTGGGCTCGCGCGTCGGTCTACATGGGTTCCAAGCTTTTGCAGAACACCGGCATCGTGCAGATGAAGCATGACGGCTCGGCGTTTGCTCTGTCGTAAGGAGGGCTGAATGTCCTACGCAACCACGATTCCTCCGAAGTGCGTCATTCCCGGCGTCGGCGGCGGTCCCGCTCTGTGGGTCTATACCTCGGCTGACGCAAGAACCACGGTCGAGGGCGCTGGCTATTTCACCAACGCCACGGACCTCGGCCTCAAGCTGGGTGACATCGTCATCGTCGTCTACACGACCGGCTATGTCACCACGATCCACGCTGTTTCCGCTGTTTCGGCGGGCGCGGCCTCCATCAACGCAGCCGTTCTCGCTTAACAGGACGGCGTCTCAACGAATGGACGGGCGGGCTCTCGCAAGGGCTCGCCCGTTTCCGTTCCACAAACGAGGATATCCATGTCGGAAACCGAAACTGTCGAGAAGATCGAGCCTGCTGTAGTGCGGGTCAAATCCCAGCGGCGCATTCACCCCTCGCGCTTCAAGCTGGCGGAGAGCGACCGCAATGTCTGGCGCGTTATCCCGGAAGCCGGCACGTCCATCGAGACGGTGCTTGGTCCCGACTACTGGGCGAACATTGCGAGCAAGCTGCGCCCCGGCGACCGGATCGAAGTCGATGCGGAAGACGGCGCATGGACCGCAACCCTCTTTGTGCGCTCCGCCTCGCGTCTCGCCGCCATGGTCGCGCTTCTGTTCA